GTCATGCTCGTCTTGTGCGCGAACTTCTGCGAAGTCACGAGCAATCTTAGCCAGACCGTCTTGCTTCGAAATGGTTTCTTGCATGTTTACTTGCTCTGCACCGAAGGTACGAACAGTCTTTACAAAGTCAGCAACGTCTGTGCTGATGCTTGTGTAAGTTCCGTCAGTTGCGCTCGAAAGGCTTGCAACGTTGACAGTAGCCGACAAAGGCTTGTACCAACGGAATTGACCGATGAAAGATTCACCTGACAGGTTGATACGTTGGTCAGAGGCAACGATGCCTGTGCCGTTCAGTTTCTTAGCAGTAGTGTAGGCTTCATCGCTATAAGCGGAAATTGCCAGAGCAATATTCTGGAAATCAGTGTTAGTAATAGGCATTTTAATAATTCCTTATTAAGAGGTTGTATAAGTCAGTAACCCATGTTACCGAGTTTTCCCTTTGCTGCAAGAGCAAGGATTTCAGAGGTTGACATATCTCCAATAGCTTTCTTAGCTTCCATTGAAGGTGCGCCAGCCGAGTTACCTGTTCCTGCGCCAGTATTAGATTTAATACGGAATAGGAACGAGTTGTCTTCGCTTTGAGCATAAGATTCTACGAAGTCTTTAATGGTCATACCAGAAGTATGTTTCCATTGCCCATCGATTTGTTGTACAGAGTCTAGGATGTCTTTACGAGCCATTTCACGGCTTCTGTCGTTACGGAAATCAAGACCTGAGAGTGCATCATTTAATACACCATCGCGAGTTAGTTTAGTATTTTGTTCTTCAAACACCGCTAGTTTTGCTTCTAGTTCTGCAACTTTCATTTCTGCTAGCTCTTGTAGTTTACCCTCTTCTTCAAGTCGTTTCATGGTTTCTGCTTTCTTAGCTTCTTCCATTTGTGCTTGTGCCTTAAGAGCCGCATCGCGTTGTTCTGCCATGCTGTTCATGTTTGATTTCATTTTAGCTAAACGTTCTTCTACGATACGTTCAATTTCATCGCTCTGTGTAGGCTCTGCTTCAGCAGGTGCTTCTACTACAGGGGCTTCTTCTTCAACAACATCAACGGTTGCTTCGACTTGATTATCTTCACTCATAGCTTTTCCTTTCGAGTCACAGACTCAAATTATAATGTTAAGAGGTACAACCTCATTTAAATATCATTATGGTCAGGTATTTACAAAATATCACGGACCAATGCCATACCAGTCTTCTCCTTCGGGGATATCGGCTAGTATGTCTTTTCTTGTTATTTTATTTGGAGGGTCAATAAGACCTTGTTTCTTAGCTAGAGCTAAAAACTCCTGATACTTAGAATTACTTAAACCTTGACGTTTCATTTCTTTCAAAGTTCTTCTTATAGTATCACCGTCAAGAGCATCTGCATAGATGGTTCTTAACGCTTGTTTAGCGGCTTCTGCGTGTCCTATGTTAGTAAAGAAAGCATCGTGAATGGTACCTGTGCCCACGTTGTTCTTTTTACCCCATAGATGAAAACGCCGTACAATAACAGCATCGTTACTGTGGTTTCCATTAACACCTAAGCCAATAGAAGCGTCTTGAATAGAAGCTTTACCAATAAGCTTTCCATCTTCAGCACTAGCTTCATAGATGTTCGCAATCTTACGACCTGTAACTGGGTCAGTAAACTCAATACGCTCTTGTATCTTAGGACGATACCTTTGAGTCATAATCTTTCCATCGAAAGTAACCCAAGGAATATCAACCTTGCCTGTGTCTGTTACAAAGTCTTTAGCTACCTTCTTCCAGAAAGTAATAAAGTTATCAGTAACAGGCGCTCGTCTAGCAAGATTCTTAGACATAATTCGAGAGATTTCAGCGAAGTCCTTTGGGCCTACCAGACCTTTAGGCGCATTCATTATTTTCTCTACAAATACAGCAGTATCAGGATGAATGTCTTGAGCTTGTTTTAACAGTTCGCGCCCCACAGGAGTGCTCTTGTTTACCATTTCATTTAACTCTGCCCTAAAAGCACGGAGTTCGTCTACAGTAGACTTGGCTCCAAGCTTATCTGCTTGTTTAATTTTCCCATCGATAATTCGGAGTTGGTCTCCGAGTGTTTCTTTAGTTATTGAGGCATAGCCTTTCTTGTTAAGGACTTTAGCCATAGCGCCAGAAACATTAGCGGTTTTAGTTGCATCACCCGCACCATAAAACGAAACCATGTTTTGAGACTTAGCACCTTTAGCAAGGTCTTCCCAAGTCAATCCGGCGTTTCTTAATGCAGGTATTTTGTGAAAGTCAGGGTCATTAACAGTGTCCATAGCAATAATATCGTATAAGCGATTTTTCTGGGGAGTTGCTAATACGTTACTAACCATAGAAATGTCTCTATCGCCTGTTGATAACCCAATGATTTGCGCTCCACTAGAGGACGCATCGTTCTCAATCATTAGTCTTGTGTTATACTTAGACAAGCTATTAGCGTCAAATTTGCCGCCTGTTGTTTTATGTATGCGTGCATACTCTAAAGCAAACCTAGCCATCTTAGGTACATGTGGGCCTTCGTGACCTTTAATAAGAGGGTGTTCTAAAAACTCTCTCATACGCCTATCACGTTGTGTTGTTTGTTGTAGTAGGTTTCCTAGTTCTAATAAAGACTTTTTGTTTCTTTCAAAGATAGCAAAGCGACCTGCCTGAGTAAGAGCCTCAGTTCCTGGGCCAATCATAGCACCTACTTGGATACGTAGCTCTTGCATAGCCAAAGGAGTCATCCTCATAGCTTGACCAGAGTCTAAGAAAGGTCTAACGAGTTCACCACCTGTAGGGGTTAAGTACCCACGATGATAAACGCGCCCACGCGAGTCAATAAAGACTTGAGTCTTAAACTTTTCTCCACGTTGCCTGTGCCATTTAGCTGTGGTCATAAGGCCATAGCCTTGTTCACCACGGTTTAAAATCTCATGACGCAACTCATTGATAGAGTCATAGTACTTACTATTACCTCTAGGGTCACGAAACCGCACCACATCGTCCATAAAATCAAAGAACTCGCCATCAACTTGATACTCCGTATTGCTAACATGATTCATCATGCTTGCCATTTCGCCGTCTATTTGTTTGGCATCATAGTCTGGGAACTTGTCCGCACTAATGATTGGAATACCTGTGTCGTTGCCTCTTGCGTCTACAAAAGTTTTCTTGTTAGCTTTAACATACAAACGGTCTCTATCGTTCGTAACACCTAACCGTCTAGCAATTACTGTTCTACGTTCTGCTTCTTGAAGCTTAAGTAAGTTCTTGTCAATGACTGAAACTTCTCTAGAAATAGTGTCTCCAAACCCGCCAGACGCTCTGCCTGTATCGAGGTCAATAACACCTCTGCGAGTCTTGCCTCTAAACTGAACTCTTATTAAGCCTTGGCTAACTAAGTCATCTAGTATTCTAGAGCCTTGCTTGTGATGAGCTTTAAGAGTAGTAGCAAAGGGAAGAAGCTTACCAAAGTCTTTTTCAAACTGTTTACCAATAGCAATAGCCAAAGAATCGTAGTCAGTTGATTGACCTGAAACAATAAGCTTAACCGTTTTAGTAATGCTGTTTAAAGCTTTGTCGTCCATAATCCTAGAGGAAGGTTTTGGCTTTCGGCTCTTAAGTTCTAAGTCTACTACACTACGGTAACTCTCTCGAACATTGGCTGCTGCCTTTACCCACCAAGAATCAGAAGGTTCTTCAATGTATTTCTTTTTATAGTCTTTGTATTTCTTCCTAAGAGGAATAATGTTATCTAAAAGCTTTTTCTTAAAGTCTTTCTTAGAAGGATACTTAGTGTATAGCTTCTGGAAGTAAGCCTTTAGTGGCAGTCTTCCTTTGAAGTAAAGCTTCTTAGCCAGTTTAGTTCCTTGCTTAGACCTCCAAGCATCAATATATCTTTGGTCTTTTAAAAGGTTATCAGACAAGTCATCTAAGGTGTAGTACTTGCCCATAATCTGAACTTGAGGTTTATCTTTAGCTAAATAGCTAGTAAACATTTCTGACCTTTTACGAGAGCGCACATCGAGTGCTCTTGAAACGTTTTGTACTGCAAACCTATTTTCTGCTCTAACCACACTAGCAAGGTCTCCCCACGGTTCTTTGTCTCTAGCTTGACGCTGAAACACAACACGCAAGTTGTCAATTATTACTGTTTGTTGGTTAAGAGATACTTTGTCATCCAACGAGGAAGCAATAGACTCAATAAAGTCTTTCTGCTCTCTGGACAGGTCTTTAGCATTCCGCATAAAGTCAATACGCTCTTGATATAAAGTAAAGTCTGGGTCATAAAGATTGTTGTTCTTTACCTCGCCTGTAAGAGAGTCTACTGAGAAGTTACGCTCATCAAGTTGATTACCAACACGCCTACGTGACGCTTGTTTACCTTGGAGGCTTGTACCTTTGTAATCTGTTAATGACATAGTTTTATTAAAGTCACTAGCGTCATTGAGAAACATTTCTCGTAAAGCTGCTTTGTGTTTAGGATTGTTAAGGAGTGAGTTACGAGTTTTAGCGTCTACTCTTATACCTTCGTCAATTACTTGTTGTCTAGGTCTAAAGACAGCAGTAGCTTGCGCTGCTCTTGAACGCAAAGCTTGAATACTAAGAGCCTTACCTTTCGGAGTAATAAACTCTCTAGCTTTCATTTTGCCTTGCTGAAAGAGAGCAACAGCTTCTTCTGAGCCTAACATTTTCTTTTGTATAGCCATAGGTTGAGTAGTTAACCAGTCTCCAAAGTTCTTTAAAGCAGGAGGAAGCCCGTTAAACATTTGCGGGTCTTTCTTCTTGAGATTAGTCTTATTAACTCTAGCACTATCTACTCCAAGAATCTCATCTTTGCTTTTAAGCACAGGTACTAAACTAGAACGACAGTTCCAGTGAAGCGGTGGCTCATAGCTCTTATCACCAACATCATAAATCTTTCCATTGTGGTGTTGACAGATAGGGCTTGTCCTAGAGTCTAAGATAGCTGTAAACATATAGCCTTTAATAATATCTTTATTTGCTTCCATTACTTTTGCTACAGAAGTTGTTTGTGTAGAAGTAATAGCAGTTCGGGTAAGGGTTTTGGCTTGCACCTCAGTAAGCTTAGTAGTCTTCATTACGTCTTTAATGATTTCGTTTTTGCTTACACCTGCAGCTAAACCTCCTTTAACTTTAGAACTAATACGGACTAACTCTCCCGAAGAAATGTTAGCAATATTTTTAGAGATACTTCTAGAGCCTTTAATGTTTGGCCCTGCTATTTCTCCAAGAAGTTCTTTAGTTCTAGGCTTCTTTACCCTATAGAAGTCTTTAACTTCTTTATATAAATTTTCTGATGAAAAGTCTAGTTGAGAAGTTGAGAACTCTTTCAAGCTTGTTTCCTGATGCGCTGTCAACTCTTTTCCGAAGCGTCTAGCTTCTTTTCCGAGGTCAGCACGAAGGTTGCCTCTCAATAAGTCTTTTAGTTTATTTCTGTGTCTTTTTAAAATCCTACG